CCTTTTAAAAATTCTGTATAAAATGCATTGTCTTTTGGCCATTTATAATAATCTGGATCAAACCCTATAATATTATTTATTTTACCAGTTGGTAAGCCCCAGTTGCCGTGCTTATGTTTGGTTTTACTCCATTTATATTTATTTTTTTTTGCCCATTCTTCACTTGGAAATTTACTTTTATTTAATAATTTAAATTTAGTAAAGTTATCAACTATCATTTTTATATTAGGTGTTATTTTTATTTTACCATTAGTGTCCATTTTGTTCTTATTATTATATATTAATTTGTCTTTAAGTGATTTAATCATTTTATTATATATTATGCTTATATTTTAATTTTAGAATAAAATCAATTTTTTTTAATTAATTAATTAATTAAATAAAAAGTATAAAAAATATTAATATTATTTTTAATATTAATATTTGTTAAATTAAAAAATTTAAATTTTAAAAAAGGCACATTTGGCTTTTTATATTATATATAACTTTTACCATTTGTGCCTTTTACCTATAATAGGCTTTTTTATCATTTTCTTTAAAAAAGTATTTTTTAGTTGTATCATGCACTATCAAATCAAATAAGTCATCAAATTCATCTAAAATATATTGTTTGTAATATTTTCTGTGTGTGTATGTATTACCATAATTTTTATTATCCCAGTGAGCCATCCACTGCATACTACAATTTTTCATGTAATAAGTATTTTTTTCATTCATTCTTGCCTCCTCCAGTAGTGGCCATACATAAACACTAATAATAAATTCGTTTTCATCTTTATTTAGGCTTTTTAAATGCTGTATTTTACTATTAATACGGCTTTTAACTTTTAAATTTTCTACACATTTTTTAACAACTTTTTTAATTCTTTCTACAAATTCATACTCAGCACCTAATGGTGCATAATTTGTATCATAATTAATACTGGTATAAGTTGGTGTTTGTGTGGTCGTCATGTTATATATTATATATGTCCTTTGTCTATAAGTATTAATCACTTTATTATCTAAAATGCTTAATAAACTATTCTATTATATGTTTTTATAATACTATCATTAGTATTAATAATATCAACTTCATATACAGGTTTAGGCTCTGTTAGTTTAATAATATTAATATTATCTTTTGTTTTTCTCATTTCTTTATTATGTAAATGAAAATATACAGCGGACCTTTTTAAATTATAATTGGTCTGTATTTCTTTTTGTGTTCTAAAATATTGACTACAAATAGGTTCATTATTATCATTTAATTCTTCTACTTTGTATTTATAGTCTGAGGTATTTGTTGATCCTGAAAGTCTCGGCATGTTATTAATATAATATAACATTTTATTTTTAAGTCATTTATTTATTTAAATGTTTAAATAAAATGTATAATTAAGCACTGACCATAACCTGTCCACCTTTAAGAACCATTTGTCTCTCAACAATACTAAAAAATCTTACATCTCTTACTTTATTTGAGTCGGCGGTTCTGTGTAGTGTGTGCATAAATTGTATAGGTTTTTGTCCTACTACTACACCATTACTTATGGCTGAGGAAATAGGATTAATAGTTAAATCACATCCTATATAATGTTGAGCTCCAGCCAGTTCTTGCTGATTCTGCCCTGCGAGTGTATTAGGTGCGATCATTTGATTATTAATGGCCTGTGCTGCTTCTGCCTTATTTGTGGCCTGGTCATTACTATACTCACAATTAGCCACACTAATATCAGTATTAAATACCTGGCTTAATTGGTATGCTTTTTGTGATTCACTAACTACTGGTCGTGGATATTTTTGCATATCATTAATTCTAATTTGATATTCATCAGGCACATTATAGGCAGGTGAGGTATATCTACCTAATATACTATTATTAGTCTGAACACTTTGAGAGCATAAAATAGATCTAACCATCATACCAGAAAGTCCTAAATCTCTAATATTATTTTGTCTTGTGACTTCTTGACCTGTTGGTGCTGGTGCGGCTGCTTGGTATTGTGTGCTGGTTAATACTACATCCTCATATGGTATGACCATCCCATTCTCACTCATGACTAATTTGGCGGTCTCATTCATTGTATTATCATCATAAGTTAGGTAATCAGCCAGGAATTTTACATTATTAGTCGCCACTGAGACACTGGTATCACCACCACCATCAACATATGCTTTATCAAAACAGGCCACCTTACCTAAATCTCCTGCCCCTGTTGCCTGTTGGTTAAATGTAAGTTCTATACTACATGGTTCATTAATTAAAAATAAGGGGAGTTGGACATTTCTCATCATTGGAAACAATTCACTAATTCTAATACTAAATATTGGAGTATGTGTTGTCCCTTTTGTTAATTGATATGCCTTAATAACTTCGGCAGTCGTATCATCACTATATGATACATCTCTTAATTGTAGTTGGCCAGATTGTGCATTATTAGGACACAATACATCTACACAACCAGTCTTAACCATATCTTTTTGTGATTTTTCTTCTGGTGTTTTAAATTGTCGTCTAATGGTCATGTAATGTGCATAATCATCAGTAATGGCGACTATTTTAGATCCTACTCTTAATACTGCTCTTTTTATTAAAGAGTGTATGCCTGTTTTAAGTGGTAAAAATGCCTTTTTATCACCTGCTGCTGAGGTATGGATACTAAAAGTAAAGGCACTACCAGTATCGAGGATACCTTTTTTTTCTAAAACAAATCGACAGAATCCATTATTAACAATAAGGGGGTCGAGGACATTGGTTTCGATATTCATTGTATTAGTAGTAGCCATAGGGGCTGTTAAAAGTGCTGCTGGAACATTTACGGAACTCATATTTTATATATATAGATATTTTATTTTTAAGAAATTAATTTAATTAATATTAAAATTAAATTAATTCTATAATAAAAAAAAAAATTAGAACAAAAAAAACTAAATATTTATATTATTTTATGCCTGAACCATAATCCCTTGAGGACTATATGTTAAAGTATTTTTAGCCAGGACATATGTAAATATACTATTAGGACTACTACCATCTAAATTACTTTGTAATCTTAATCCATAATTAGTATTTTTAAAATTTACTCCACTTCTGGTTAATGGATCAAACTGGATACCAGCACCGAATACACCTTTTGGCTCGGTTTGTGTATTTCTATTACTTGGTGATTCTTCTAATTCAAAGCCAGTCTCAACAGGGAGGCCGTTATTTGTATTTAATGATACTAAACTATGATTAAAAGATTCTAATGGTTTAATACTATCTATATATCTTTCGTCCAGTGCGGTCTGTGGTCTATTTCTAATGGCTTCTTCTTCGACTTCTATTGCATAATCTAATGGAAATTTAGCACCACCCCTAATAAATGTGACTCTATTAAGATTTGCTTTTGCATCAAAATTACCACCATTACTATTAAATAACCCCTCGGTCCTAAAACCATCAGAACTATAATTATTAATATTAGTTGTAGGTAAGAAATTGTGGAAGACACTTAATGTATTTGCTGTGCCTAAATTATAATTAGTTGTTTGATCACTACTATTAATAACTCCGTAAAGGTGAGATAATGAGTTATAAACAAAATTACCAGTCGCAGGTGTGGACATTTGGCTTTTACCACTATCATCAGGAACTAATAAATCGTATGATAAACTTAAATCTCTTAACTGGTAAAATGCACCCTCACCTATTGGATTAAATAGTTGTTTAGTTTCTACACCTGCGGCATCAAAAGTAGAGTATCCACTTAATACATTAGAGTCTGGTGATAATTCTAAATTAATCAACATGCCTCTTAATCCATTATTACCTAATGGAATCGGTTGGCCACTACTTAAAAGACCAGTTCTTAAAGGTATAGAAAAATGGACATCGTTATTTACTGCTCGAGCTCCATTAAATGATCTGGAGGCAGAGGCCACATTACCGATACTATTAGTAGTATCAAAATCAGACTGACTATGAGTCACACTCATTACTGAGGCCAGGTATCGGCCATAACTTCTTACTACTTCTAATGTCTGATTTTGTTGTGTGGCGAGTGTAATCTGGTGAATACATGAGGCCACACCTACTCTACTATTAAGTGCGATACCATTACTGGCTGCTGTGCCGCCTCCGACATTAGTTGGTGGTTTAATACTATCTTCTTTACCACCTGGTGCAGATACCCTTAATACACCATTAAGTCGTAATGTGCTTGTATTTAATAGTTTGTCTTGGTTGGCGATCTGGAACTGAATAATAGGGAAACCACCTTTAAAGGAGTATGCTCCATTGGCTGGTGGATTGAGAGGGAAAATCTCGGCTTTTTCAACACTATCGATATTCATATTTTATATATATATATATTTTATTTTTAAGAAATTAATTTAATTAAATAATAAATAAATTAATTCTTAATAATTTTTAAAAAAAAAAGCATAAAAAAAAAACTAAATATAATTTTTTATTTTTAGCACAGGACACATTTGGTAAAATATTCTATATATAATTAAATCCACTTCTGCCTTAATTAAAATGCATTAACTCCAGCAGGGCTGACTATCATTCTTCTTAAATGACAAACATAATGATTATATAATTTCTGCTCTACTGCTCCTGCATATTCTACTCTTAAACTTAAATCACGAGTGCTTAAATCGGCCACTTGACCATATTTACTAAAACCTCTACCTAATAAAAACCTTTCAGGCACTCTTTGTAAATTACGAACACCATAACCACAATTTACTAATGATTTTTCTAATTCTATAAGGTGGAGTGCGTCGGTATGTGGATGTAAGTTAGTATATTTAACTAAATCAATCGGCCGATCTGGTATAAGGTGTCCTCCTAATACATATTGGTAATTTTGACACCCATCAACCACACCCTGGAAACTATCTTTACCTATATCTAATTGATTATTTTGAGCCAGAGGCACACTTAAAATACTATAAGCCCTACTGGAATTAGCAGGGACGAGTTGATTAGTAAGTCCATTAAGTGCATTAAGATTAACTCTATGTAATGAATAAGTTTTAAAATCCATGGCGAGTCCTTTACTACTGCCCATTTGGCTTTGTAATGATTTAATATATTGTTCTGGTGGTGAAACAACAGCACATACCATCTGAACATTACTAATTGTATAATTAGTATTTAATGCTGCTGCTGCGATCTGGTCTGCTGGAACATCGGCCACATTAACACCATTTAACCTATCAACACTTCTAATAAAAACACTTGATCCGACAGCATAAGTATTAGCGAGTCCTGTATTATTAGCTCTATCAGGAATATAATTAATTTGTAAATCATCGTCTCCATCCTTGGTAAAGCCTGTAATAACTCCTAAACTTTCAGTATGTGTCCCATTATTAACAAAAAGGTAATCACCAGCCACAAATGGATTATTATTAAATGGTGAAGCATTATTATTAACACCTCTACCATCTGGACCATCTGCTGGTTTTTGGATTGTGCATGATTTAATAGTGCCTATGTCTGCTTTATTATCATCACCTGTCGCTTTTTGGACTTTAAGGCCTACTGGTTCTGAACCCTGATCCATTACATTATTAGTCACAGAACCTATACCTAACATGCCTGTCGGATATTCGAGAGACCTGGCGATATTATCGAGGGTCATCTGTATTCTTAAACCCTGTGTGGCCACAACAGGAAATACTTTATCACCAGCCAGAATACCACTATATATAGGTTGTCTAATATTAAGTTTAACTGGAGACACACTATCGGCAGCAGTCACTGCACCTGCGGACCAGTCATTCTCACCATTATAATAAACATTTTTATTTACTGCTGGATTTACCTGTCTACCTTCGAACATGTTTCTTTTGGCTGCGATAGAGTCATTTTGTGTATAACCCCACCATTGACTGGTTAATACATTATAGTCTTGTATTTCTTCTAATGTAGCCGATCCAGTGCCGTCTTGGATTCTAAAATCTCTCCATAAACTATGCACACCAGCCCTACCATTAGGGACAGGCATACCACGACCAGCCACCCCTGCCTCATTACTAAAAACAATATCATAATTTAGTGTGGTGGCTTTTGGATCAATAAATCCTAAATATTGTGGAATTAAAAATCTTAATTGATTTACTCCCCTTGGATTAAGGTCCACCTGTGCCTCTGGCTTAACGATTACAGACTTAGTCGGAATGTAAGATCCTTGTGCTTGTTGTTTAAACATCTTTATATATATAACTTATATTTTATTTTTAATATTTTAAACTAAATATTAAAATTAAATAAAAAAATAATAAAAAAATAATATAGTGCTTATTTTTTGGCTTTCTTTTTAGCCACACTTGACCTTTTAGCCAGTTTATTATATTGTTTTTTTTCTGCGGCGGTCATGTCTTTTACTGGTTTATTAACTTTTTTTTTAAAATCATTAAATTCTTTTACTTGTTTTAATAAATTACTATCATTACCTTTATTTTCTGTAATTGCTTTTTTAATTTCTTTTTTTTCTGGTAAATTATTTAATTGTTTTTTAGGCACACCTTTCATAGCCTTTAATATTTCTGCTTTCTTTTTACGGAGTGTCTCCATGTCTACACCTAAATTATAAATGTCGACTATATGAATTAATTCATCTTTACTATATTTACTCAAATCTGGACTGGACATATTTATTATATTATTAGATATTATTTTTTTGACTTTTTCTTAATTAATAAATCTTTATCACTTGTGGCTGCCCTACCACCCATGACTGCACTATATACCCTTGCATATCCCCATTGGACAGCACTTTTAACATTAGGTCTTACTGCTTTTCTATTATTATAAAATGCCGCCTCTCCTCTTTTTAATATTGCTTTTAGGCCTTTATATGTATAACCTGTTAATTTACTAATATCTGAAATAGAATTAGGTTGGTCTTTTTTTTGTTTATATTTTTCATTAAATTTTTGTTTATAAGTTTTAACCATTTATATTATAATTAGATAACATTTTATAAAAAGGCACAAATGGTAAAAGTAATATATAATATAAAAAGCCATTTGTGTCCAGATCTAAAAAGCAGCATTGGCGGCTGGTGTATCAGTCACACTATCAAAAGAAGGGACTACCATTTCACCTTTACTACCTATAATATTTTGTGGTGTAGGTTTAGGTGCAGGTTTGCTGTGGTGATGAAACAATTCATACAATCCTATACCTAATGCAGCCAGACCACCTAAAACAGGCACGGCCTCAGCAGCCACACCAGCAGCAGCCAGGAGACCACCTGATGCTGCCTCAGTAGTTGCTGTGACTGCTGTCGTAGTTGCTGCTGTGACTGCATCTGTTGTAGCAGCAGCACCTACATCACCTAATGTCGCAGTAGCATCTGTTGCTGCTTCTGTTCCTCCCTCCAGAGCCACACTGCCTCCAGTTCCAGATGCACTAACATTACCTCCTAATGCCTGTGCTGCTTGTGATGATAAATCTTCACCTTCATCGGCAGCATCCTCAGCAGCAGCACTAACACCTGAACTATTTTCACCTGCTGCTGGTGGTGGCTCAGGTGCTTCTGGTGCATTTGCTCCTAATGGATCGTTAATTGGTTCTTCTGGTGCTGATGTAAATTGTGAGGCCTGATCTGCTGTAAGAGGATTATCACTTGGACCTAATGCAGATGTATCACCTGCGGCATCAGTTCCTGCGATACCCATGCTTGATGTTCCATCGGCAGCACCTCCTGCTCCTACTGGTAGACCACCTAATGGCTCAGCATCAGCACCTACATCAGCAGCATCAGCACCAGCATCGGCGGCATCTGCACTACTACCATCAACAGGTGTCTCATCAGCTCCACCAGTAGCATCCTCATTAGCCTCCCCTTGACCACCAGTCTCACCACCTTCACCACCAGCATTTTCATCACCTTCATCATCATCATCACCATCATCATCATCATCTGGTTTTTTCTTTTTACCATATTTTGCTTTATATGCTCTATAACTGGCCAGGACTGCTTTACCTGCTGCATACTGACCCTCAATTGCTCCACCAGTTTCAACTAATGCTTTCCCCTGTTCTTTTATTTTAGCCACTTGATCATTAAAGTCATCAATTGCGTTCTGTTGATATGCTGAAAGAAAATCATTAATACCATCGACATTACTGCCGAATGTATTCATAGAATTTACATAGTTATTTAATCCACTCATAATTTATATATATATATATTTTATTTATTAAAAAATAATTTAATAAATAAATAAATTAAAAAAATTAAAGGTTTATTTTTTATCGGCTTTACCTCTTGCATATGCTTTACGAGCGGTTTTTCTCATGCCTCCTTTTTTAGTAGTAAAGTCTAATTCTTCGTCCTTTCCTTTACCAGTATCTTTAACTGCTCCTTTTTTTCCAGCAGATGTGCCTTTACTTTTATTATATGCTGCTTTTGCCTTTGGTGACTTTAAAGCATCATTATATTTAACTTTGTTGTCTTTTGCCCATTTAGTGATAAATGTGATCCACGAGTTAGCCATTTTATTATATACATATATATTTTTTTTTTGATTTTTTCTTAATTAATTTTTTTTATATATTTCCTGAGTATTTACACTATGGCCCATTTTATCAGCCAGTGCTTGTTTTTCTTTTAAAGAAGGGCCGCCTAATTTCTCACTAATATAAATGTGTCTTAACATGGTTGATGATATATTTTTTTTACCAGTTGGCTCAAATACTTTATTTAAATATTTAGTAAGTCCATTAGGGGTCATTGGACCACCTCTACTATTATATATTAAGTATTCACCAGGATTAAACTTTTGATAAATATTAATAACACTATTTAACTTTGAGCCTAAATCTATTTTTTTTAATCCATAAGTTTTATCTGTTTTATATTCACCTAATGAAAAGAACTTTTTATTACGACTCTGTATAACTAAAAAATTATTATTACTTTTAATACTATCTGGTGTATCTAAATATTTTTGATATGTGATTACCTTCATTGGAGTAAAGTCATTACGAGGTGGTGGATTTTCATCATCTAAAACATACAATGAACTTACGAGCCATTTTTGCATTAAGTCCATTTCTTTTTTAGTAATGTCTTGTTTATCTTTATTAAATATTTTTCTTTCTAAAAGTTCTTTTTTATATTTCCTTGGTATCTTTTTAATAGTAGCCATTGTTGTCCAGTTTTCAGCCTGTGTTTGTGTTTTTTGTTGTTCTTCTAAATCTGACTTATATTTACTAATATGTTCCATCATGACCTCACGATATGCTTTTAATTCTTTTTTATACTTTTCCTCATCAGTTGATAAAGCCACAACGATCGCCGCCAGGTAAGTCTTACGACTGGATAATTTTAGGTCCTCTAAAACATCTAATACTTTTTTAGTCTGTTTTAAAAACCCTAAGTCCTTTAAGTCCTTATTACCGAATAATTTCTCATGTAGTTTAAGTAAATTAAATGTATAGGCTTTAATACTACTTTCTTTTAAATTAGGTTTTGCCTTTTTAATTGCTGCATTAATATTATCCATTTTATATATATATACATTATATTTTTAAATAACATTTAACTAATTAAAAATGTGTTAATTAATAAAACATTTTTAAAGTATAAATAAAAAAAAAGTAAAAAATTAGTATTAATATTAATGTTTTAAAATAAAAACATTAAAATTAAATTATAAAAAGTGTGTTAGTTATACTTGGTATCTTTCCAGTTTCTACACAACACATCCGCCACAAAATAACTTATAGGGCCATATGGTGCATCCTCATTTTTAAGGTCTATTGGTTTATAGTTATCCCCTAACCATAAAAAGGTGTTTATTTGTTTTTGCATTATAATTGCGGTAGGGTGTGGTGTGCATGGTTTAATTGTTGTAATTGTATTAGCCATTATATTTTATTATACTATATATAATAGTTATTTGTTTAAGTATTTTAAGCATTTTATTTTTTTAAATGCTTATATATAAAGTAAAAAAAATTAGTATTAATATTAATGTTTTTATTTTAAACATTAATATTAATTTATAAAAAGTGTGTTATTTATTTAAATAAAGTCATTTACATAAAACAGATCATGCACAAAATAACTTAATTTACCGCCAGGTTCTTCTGCATTTTTTTCATCAATAGGTTTATATTCACCATTTAACCATAAAAAGCAGTCGATCTGTTGTTGCATTATAAGTGCGGTAGGGTGTGTTAAACCCTTTTGTTTATACAAAATTAAACTAATAACATCGCTGTTAAGTGTAGTGTTGTTAATGCTGTTAATAATTGTAGTGGCCATTGCTTAATAATATATATAATAGTTATTTCTTTAAGTATTTTAAGCATTTTATTTATTAATTTGCTTATAAGGTTCATTTACATTAACAGCACATTTACTTTTACAACAACTACTACTACATTTTAATTTTAGGTTTTTTAATATTTTTAATATTGTTTTTAACATTTATTTAATATATGTATATATAATAAAAATGGTTATTGTTAATAAACCCCTATATAAACCTTTTAAAAGTAAAGTTAAAAATAAAAAGTATGCAGTATATGTTAAAGGTAAAAATGGTAAAACAAAATTAATTAATTTTGGTGATAGTAGATATCAACAATACAAAGACAAATTAAAAATTTATAGTAAATTAGATCATAATGATAAAAAAAGAAGAGATAGATATTATGCACGACATGGTAAAACAACCGACAAAAATACGGCCTTATATTGGTCTAATAAAATATTATGGTAGTTAATCGAAATATATAGTAAATGGACACAAATGGACTTTATTTATCTTATAATATTCAGCCATTAGTGTCCCTATATCCTATTTAAAATTATGAGCCAGAAAATGTATAATTTTCATGACCTCAGTCCTATTAAGGCTCATACTACCTAATAAACATAATATACTTTCTATTTTATTTTCTTTATCCTGTTTATCCTCCTCAATTTCTTTTTTAATGACCTCTAAATAAAACTCCATACCCTCATCGGCCGTATTAAAGGATTTAAACTCTTTAAAATATTGGTCATCGCCCACTACATAATATATGTCGTCTTTGTGCCTGACGCATTTAGTATGCTGTAATTGGTATAACAGACCTAAATAATGTGCATTATCCATTTGTGGTAATTTACATGATTTAACAATATCACAAATTAGCTCTATTGATGCACCTTTACCTCTTTTACTTGTATTACACAGCCTCTCATATGTGCTGTTTTTGTTTTTCTTGGTCATAAAGTTATTTTTATAATATGTATATTTATCGTATATGACTTTGTAAAAATCTTTTAGATATCTGAGTTGAATCGGATTCTCTGGAAATATAAAATTGTTCATTTATATTATAATTAGATATTATATTTTAACTTTAAACATATTATTAATAAACTATTTAAATAAGCACTATTAGATTTATGTTATTTAAATATCTATATTAGATATATGCTTAAAGACAACATAAAAAATATTTTTTATGTTTAAATAGGGCATAAAACTAATATATATTAATAAATATGCTTAAAAATAGCATAAATCTAATAGAACCCTTTTTTAATTATAGATATATAAGCATTTTATATATATAGTGCTTATTTGGAGTTTCTTCTTTTACTTTTTTTATTTAACTTTTCATCTATTTTTTGTTGTTGTTGGACTGCCTGTAAAATTGCTGGAGGATTAGGCATGGCTTTCGTAGTTTGTATTTTATATATAACTGAACTATTTTTATCTATTGGTGCAGGACTACCATCAGGTAATCGTATATCAGTTGTGATGTCTGTGATTATATAATCTTGATCTGCCGTATAAGTCCATCCAGTAGAAAAGGAATAGAAAAAATCACCCTCAGCATAATTACGAGTTATATATGCGATGGCTGATAATTTCTGTCTACCATCTGGACCACCATAATATAATGGATTTCGGACTATATCTGTATATACTACTAAATATGGATAATCTAATTTCTGCGGCATACCTACGGCCACCAGTATATCTGAGTCTGCATTAGTCATACTTTGTTTAGTTATTAAAGCACCTAAATTAGCAGTAGGGACTGGACCTTCTGCTGCTGTCGCAGGGACTCCTGACTCAGTCGATTTAACTGCGATACCTTGAACTAACGAAATAATAATCGCTGCTGATATATAGGCATTAGTGGTAAATGGTTTAACCATGTTTAAATATTTATCATATGGATCTATACTAACACTACCTAAATATTTATTATAATTACCTCTATTAAATTCATTATTACCTAAACCCCATATAGGGAGTAATTGTTCTAAACTAAAACCACATTTATCAAATAAACTATTTGTATATTTATCTCTGTTAGCATCATTTAAAAATATTTCAGGACTTTGTGCGAGTGATTTACCTACATTTAAATATAATATAATATCTAAAATACTTATCCCTCCTTGAGTGCTTATTACTGGTTGTGGCCTTGGTATTGCCGTTTGTGAATTATATCCGACGGGATTACCATCTCCGCCTATTGTGCCTAATGCGGCCTCTTGTTCATATACACTCATACTATCTATTTCTGGTTGTGTGTTTTCTTTTTGATCTATATTTTGGAATGTCCCATTACCAGGTCGGACTGGTGTATGGAATTTACTAATAGTAAATCTACTATACCCATCATCAAAATTAATTAATGCATCACTACTACCAGTATATATATACGGCATGTAATCATTAGGGTCGAGATTAGCATTTTGCCCATAGCCGTCCGTTTGTGTTTTTTGTGTTGTAATAATTTTACCGAGTGCATTAGGTGTTAGTGCAGCACTACCACAACCGAAGAACTCACCATATGAGGGTAATGGATATGTGTATCTATTCTGATTTGTTGAATCACCTTTACTTACTTTTGATATAACTGCGACGAATGGTATATTAATTAATTTAGCATTATCTCCTGTGGCTTGATCAGGTCTTAAAAATACAGGTATTACACCCACCGAATCACCTTCAATATCGTTTAACATTCTATATAAGCCTCGTAAATATGTTATATCACCATTAGGTATGGCTGTTTGATACATACTATCTGTATTATGTGGATATAAATTACGACCTATATTAACACCATTACTTTTAATTAAATTATTGGCTTGTGCTGCTTCTGCTTTTAATGCTGGATCACCATAATTATAAATAGGGACATTCATTCTACCATATCCGTCATCTCTTAACCCTCCATATATTCTTGGATATGCCTTTGATGGTGGATCACTTCTTGTAGAATATGGTATAGTTTTTATATCTAATGTATAACTTTTACCTTGCTCACCTGGAGCAGGTTGTGCTGGTGGAGAACCACTACCAGCCATTTTACCTACATATACTGCTCCATCAATTGTTGCCTGGATCATAAATGGATTAGGTAAGTAAATTGTGCGGTTTGCCGCTGTTAAAGTATTTTCATCATCAATTTTACCTATTATAAAATCACTTACTACATTATCCCTGTATGCCTGGTTTCTTGGATCATCTGTGCCTATTGGACCATATAAATACTCTGCCGCATTTAAGCTCTGTTGGATTTGTTGTAAATTACTCTCAGTAAAATATATATTTTGTGTAATTGCATCTCCTGCTTTTAAATCCCATATAGCCGTTAGTTTATTTTCAATTAATGGATCTGTGGCGACATGTGTTAAACTATTCATATAATAAAACTGCTCATTAACAAATGGTAAATGGTCTATAATACATGTATTACAACCTAAAAAGCCGATATTATATGTTATGCTTTCATGTGTATATTGTTTTAAACTGGTTGGTCCTGTCCATAATCTCTGCTGTGGTGTTGGAACATTAACACGAGGTAAATTTGGTAAATCAGTAGTCACACCTAACATACGAGTCATTACCATCCACAATCCATTACCTCTCCATGTCCCAGTCTCGGCACATAATAACTGCCTCCAGAATTGATAATTACCTTGTATAGCACTATAATTAGTGCCTTTTGGAACTTCTGTCGTCCCACTTTTTTCACCATTAAATGCACAACTCCACCCTCTATAACCACCTGTGCCGAATTGTGTTCGAGCATAAAACATGCTCCCAGTGGATGTAGAAAATGTATTATAAGTTTCATCAGTCACACCAGGCATCGCTTGTTCGAATATTTGGCCATTGGCTGATATACTAAATTGTGAGGCATTTACACTATTTAAAATCCATTGTTTGGCTGGTCCGTTTCTTTGATGTAATTGTGCTGTTAATCTTTCTTGGACTGCACTTGGTGTAGAAAAACCGACAGGGAGTTCAAAATCTACTCTATTACGATAATAATCCCAGACTTGGTTTTGGTCAGCACTTGCTGTATAAGGATTAAAATATGGCCCAGTATATACCTCCTGACCTATATAAAACCTTTGATCACTTGGATTAAAATATTGGCCGTTAGGTTTCATAAATGTTGGAACATATCCAGCCGCTGTAATAGGTGCATAAGTTCTGGATATTTTAGCATCATGGAAAGATCCCTCGATGGCCTCATATGGATATGCATTTCTAAAAGTATTAAATTGTGATATATCAGTTGGATCTGGTTTTGATGCCGATTCTGGATAACCTTCACCATCTAATAAAGGACCACCATAATCAAAGTCCATCCAGTTTAATTTATTTTGGTATGTGCTTTTAGGGTATATAAAATTAAATTGATATCGATTACTAACATAAAAACCTAAATTAAATGAAGTTCTACTATCATCTATATTCTGACCTCCATCATAATTTATACCTGTTTTACCTATAAACTCCATAACAGAATCACTGCCTCCTATGTCGTTAATCATTGCAGCCTCTAATGAAATATTATCTCCTGTTTTTACTTGTTGACCCCATTGTAAATGAGATGTCCATCTATTATTTGGAAAATCTTTTTTTATTTGTTCTGTATCGCCAGTATTAGATGATGTTATTGATTGTATGGCTTCTCGGTTTGCGATCTGCCTATTTGATTCGATTATTATTGTATTTGGTATCGACATCCTAATTTATATAATAATAGATATTATTATTATATAAATATCTTATAAAAAATAATAAAAAAAATTAAGGTATTCTCTCGGTATTATCTGTAATGTGTAGTTCTACATCTTCATTACTAAATGTGCAGTGACTCGACCTATGTGTGGTAAAGTTGTCCAGTTTTTGTGTCTCGTTGCCGTGGTGGTGTATTGTTGGTTGTCTACTAATGGCTTCTTTACCATTCTTAAAGTATTTGGAATTAAAAACCTTTTTACCATTAGTAAAACAAAAGGGGCATGTATAGTATAATTTTTTTATACTTATTTTATTACAATCTATACTAATCATTTTATTATATATAATAGTTAAATATTTTTCTTTTAAGTATTTTATTTATTAAATTACTTAATTATATTTAAAAGGCACAAATGGAATTAATTTTCATTAATATCTTGTCCACTATTGTCCTCTTGATTACTTGTATTACTATAAATTAAATCTGTAAAATTATTATAGGCCAGACTTGGATTACTTTGTAGATCTAAATATAAAAAATTGTATCTTTTTTGTGTTGCCTTTTTGTATAAGTTTTTAAATGACTCCTCTCCGCCATACCTTGCACCATACTCCTCAGCCATTTTATTAATCTCAAAATCGGAAGGATTAGGTCCACCTATCAAACAAAATGTAGCATTTTGTCTTAAAACAGGGGGGAGACCTCTGAATAATTGACTTGCGAACAATAACAACCCTATATTATAGTGTCTAAATCTTGTGGCCAGATGGTATATCATGCTTTTACTTTTAATGCCTAAAAAGTCATCTAATATTAATGCGATAAATGGTTGTTTATCTTTTGTAAAACTTTTTTGATAATTAATTATATTTTCAATAATACTATCTTCATATTGATCAAAAATAGTCTCTGGAAATTGTTTTTTTAAAAACCTTGAGGTCTGGTCATTATGTATTGTATTACTAATTATATAAACAATATCAAACTGGTCTCTCATAAAGTTTGGATTTAATAATAAATTACTAATTATTGTTGACTTACCAGTTTTTACAGGGCTGATCATTATACCTAATTGTCCAGTGGCGATATTAGGTAGGTGTGGATGCAGTGGTTTCTTTAATTTTTTTTCGTCTCCACTTTCTACTATTGGTAAAATTGTTAGGTCACTATCCATATTTATATTATAAATAGATAATATATTTTTCTATTATACTTTTATTTATATATTTTAATATTCATTTTATTATATAAATTGATTAGGCACAAATGGCTTTATATTATAGTAAAATATTTTACCATTTGTGTCCAGATTTATTCTATTACTTTTTATATAAATAGAAAAATAGATTATCTCTACCATTTAAAAATACTATCATAAGGATTGTCTGGTTCTTGTTTTAATATTTTTGGTATTAATGTCGGTGGTAAAACCTTTACATCTGGATTAACAACTGGCTTTTTAATAATAGGTTTAGGTTTAGGTTTTGGTTTTAGTGCTTCTTGTTTTTTATTATATTCAGTCATGTATTGTTGGTATTTACCCATATTAGACATAAAGTCTATAAAACTTTCATCCTCTGTTTTTGGTTTAGGTTTATTTTGTTTTTTAATTTCATTTTGTTCAGGTGTTAAATTATTCGGTTGACTATGTTCTATTTCTTCTTTAATAATTTTTGGATTTGTTTTAATAGTCCTTTTTTTATAAGTTTTTTTAGATTCATATTCTTCATTAACTTTTTGTAGTGCAGCCTTTCTCATGGCTGCTTTTTCTTTTTTTTTTTCTAATGCTTTTACTCGTATCCTTTCGAGGTGTGCTTTTTGTTTTTCTGATAAAGGTTTTTTAACTTTTTTTAATGGTTTAAGCTCTACGGCATCCTCCTCATCAATATCATTTAATGCCTTTATTGTTTGTTTTGGTTCTTTTATTTTTACTTGTTTTTTATTAGATGGTCTACTTACTTTATTATTATTTGTTGGTTTTCCTATAAAAATATCCATAGGTTTATCTTCTACCTGATCTACTGATAAGTCAGTTTCAGTCACATTAATTACTTGTTCGTCCATATCTTCTAATATGGCCAGGTCCTCCTCGATATCCAGTTTTGGTAAAAACTCCATTTATAATATAAATAGAAAATAATTATATCTATTTTACTAAATAGAAATAATTAAAAAAAAATAGAAAATATTTTTAAATTAAAATAGAAAATCCATAAAACTATATTTTATAATTTAGGCATGTCGGAGTTAAAATTACTAATTTTATTATCTTGTAAATTGCTGTTTATACTATTCATTTTACTTACTGCATTATTCATTACTCTCTGTTGTTGGCTTTCGTAAGTTTCAGTAAGTCTTAAACATATCTCAGTAGGATTAATTAAGTCGTTGGCCAGTTCTCCTGATGGTTGTCTTAACCTTGCATTAATTTCATTAATTACTTGATAATTAGGTATTCTTAAATCGATTGGTATAGGGTAAGGTGCGATGTATTGTAATGTTCCTGTTTTAGAATCAGTTGTCCATTGTTCTTTTGGTATAACAGCCACTGCACGACCAGTATCACCACTCTCTCCACTATAACTTTTAATATTAAAATCAGGTAATTCTAAATGTAATGAAGGCTCTAATATTGAGGTCTCAGGTTGCCTAATATCTGCTGTTGCGATTGTGTTCGATGCTTGGCCAGGTTGAAATGTATAAGCAGTTTCTAACCCTGTTATAAAATTCATATTAGCCGTATTAGGGACTACATCTCTATCGCTTATTTGATTAGCACCTGCACCACTGGCTGGTCCAGCATGAACATCAGCAGCATCAACTATACCCATTTTAAAAATTGCTCCGAATTGTAGGGGTGTCTCTGCTGTGAGCTCCATATTTTCATCTTCATTTATTGTATTCTCAATTTCTGGTAAATGGTCTACACCTGAGGCATTTTTACTACCTATTAAACCAGGCACACTGGCGATCCTTTCTGTATCAAAAATACCGAAAAATTTATAGGAGGCTGTATCAAATCTACTACCCCTACTTAAAAATGCAGTAGGACAATATGGATACAATATTTCACGGACTAAACTTGAAAATTCTACCCCACTATTAGTATCGCCAGTTTGTAATAATAACTCTTCTTCCTCCCAGGTTTGGTCACCATTTTTATCATGTGATATATAAAATCTATTATTTCTTACTCCGTATTGTTGGATTCTAATTCTAATATGGTCTTCTGCATAAGTAAAATTAGCCCAGTTAGAGGCATTACCACCTCGTAATGCAGCCCATCCACTACTTGGTAAAGGTTGTGAGTATTGTTTTAGTGTTCTCCATTGTGGATCTGGATAACTAAATCCAGGATTTACTTTAAAACCAGTAAAACTTACTTGTATATCATTATATGCTCCGTTATTTTGAAAATATATTAGGCAGTCCTGGCCAGTATTACTATTATTAATACGAGCATTAGCATTACCTGGATATTCCGAAATACCTTGTATTAATTGGTCTCTACTTCTACCTATACGGCCTTCTGGATAAAAACTATTAGTATATACTGGAGAGGCATATGAACCATTATCTAAATCCATTATACATGGATCTAAAAGATCTGCTCCACCTTGGACACCTGGTGTCCCTATCCATTTATTAAGATTTGTATCATATCTCATCCTACCTATATCCCAGTTAGCAGGAGAGGTCGCATCACTACCAGAACTACTGGCCACACCTAAATATCCATCTTTTGATATAATACCATAATTTTTAGTAGTTCCTCTCCTAATACTCACTATTTGTATCGTAGCACCACTACCAGCACCTGCTCCACCATCCGTTAATTGTAATACATCACCCACGGCATAATCTTCTCCGATATTTGTAATATCTACATCCTCAACCTCACCACCTGCTCCTATTGTTAAAATTTTATAAGTTCCTCCACTACCAGTCCCACCAGTATCATATGTTAAAGTTCCTACATCATCAACTGCATATCCAGTCCCATCTCCATCCTCAGTCCCACTAACACTCACTATACCATCAGCACCACTACCTCCAGTAAGTGTGCATGATTCGCCGAATGTATAACCATTACCACCTTCTTCGACATCAAATGTTAAAAAACCACCACTCCCATCTATTGTTAATACTTTTATTTTAGCACCAGTGCCTGGAGGTGTTTCACTTGATATTAAAGTTAATTCATCTCCTATTTGATAACCACTACCATTACTATCAATAGTTGCAGAGGCCACTGGACCATGTGTTCCAGGTAAATTAAATTCGTTAATTTGACCATTATCACCATCCTCAAAATCCATCTCATATACCCAGTTATTAGCCAGACCTCCAGGTTTAGTTATATCAATATATATATCCTCCGCCACACCATCTACTACATAATCACTTAATAAATTATCAGGACTAATCATATCAGTAATATCTGTTAAATCTTTTACAGGTGCGATATGAACCTCAAACTCACCACCATTACCATATAAACTTTTATTACCATAAAAACCATTACCTATAATCTTTTCACCATTAGCATCTTGTATAGGTGCAGACCAGCCTACCTTATAATGGTTTGGCTCTTTTGTTAAAGTAGCATTATTACCACCTCCTAAAACTTCCCATATTAAAGTCTCACCATTAGATGGTGGTAATGTATTTTGGTCATAAGTTAATGAAAATTTCGCATTAGTTCCAGCAGCACCTCCAGCCACTGCGGCTTTGGCTGGTGTAAATGTGCATGTCCATTTTCCTTTATATATTCCTAATAAAGTCGAGTTATTAGTAGCATCTTGTATAGTCTGAGCCAGATCAGCACCATTATAATTACCACTTGGTATAATTACTCTATGTTGACTAAAATTAGGCACATTACCTACTGCTGATGGTCCAGAACCTATCCTCCATATAAACTGGTCATTTTGGCCTTCCACTACTTCGAATTTTTCTAATTTAGTAATACTCATACTAACTAATTCCAGTGCATTACCAGGCATTAGTTCTATACCTTCTTTAAAAAAGTTTCTTATTAAAGCAGCCGACTCGGCTTGTGTTGCCCCATTATTGGCTTGACTTGATCTCAGGGTTATTAAACTCATATTTTATATATATAGATATTTTATTTTTAAAAATTAAATCTTTTAATTAATTAATTAATAAAAAAAATATATATATATAAATAAATGTCTGAATACAGCAGCACTGATTTTACCGATAATGAATCACCTGGTCTTATTAACGATAAGTTTAATAAAAAAGTAAAAAAACAATATTTAAAGGACACAATTCCTAAAACAAAACCAAAAGAAATTTTTGGTAAGAATTTTAAAGAACCTAAAAAAACAAAAAAAAAAGTTAATAAAAAAAAATAGAAAATACAAATATCTAAA